TTTAAGACATCAATTACAATTTGAACATATTAAAGTACCTGAAACATTTGGTGAAGGTGTTCAAAAATCAACAGGTGCTCTTCTTGGTGTAGGTGCAATTGTTGCTGGTATTGTTCAATCAAATAATATGTCAGACATTGCTAAAGCCGGTATGGCTGCAGCAGGAACACAAAATATTATAAATGGTGAAGGTAACTCTGTTACTAATGATTCTTATAAATCAGGATCTCAAAATACTATTGCTGGTGACGGTAATAATGTAACAGCAGGTAATGTAACAAATACTACAGACAATTCTCATGATAATGAAAACTGTGCTGATGGTAATTGTGAAGAACCAGAACCAGAACCAATTGCATGTACTACTGATGAAGAATGTGGTGAAGGTGGTGTTTGTGCTGATGGTTATTGTACAGATGGTGCAGGTACACACGGTGCAGGTACAGATCCAGTATTTGATTTAAAATCTTGTCAAGATAATCCACCATTTGGATTAAATCAATATGGAACACCTTTATGGACTAATGGTTGTTCTTGTTTATCTCATGCAAATAAACAATGCTAAATCAATTTGTTGAAACTTATTAATAAGATTATGTTTCATTAATAAGTTTCAATAACTCTTCTCTTGACATTACTAAATTATTTGTAGTAATGTTTACATTATCAGCATTTTTAACAATACCTTTAACAGCAATTTCTTTTTCTTTAATATCTAATGCTCTATTTTTTGTATCTATAACTTGTTGATTATATGATATACCTGTAATACTTGTTGCTGCTGATGTAACAGCATTAATAAGTTGTCCTACAACTTCGATTAATCTAGCTGAAGAATTGCCATTATTAATATCAACTTCTATTTTATCAAGTATTCTATTTGCCCTTTCAATATTATCTATCAGTATTTGATCTGAATCTACTATATTATCTTCTAGATTTGTTAATTCTTCTTTTAAATTTTTTACTTCTTCTATTTGTTTATCTATATTATTAGATACTATATCTATATTGAATTCATAATTCAATGAATTCATATCTAATTGTGGATCGGCTTTATCTTCTTTATATTTTTTCATAATAACACTCCTTTTAATTATTATATTATATTATGTAATTATTGTAAATCGCATAAAAAAACCTCTATCAAATAAATGATAGAGGTTTATAATTTATATTATATTAATATAATATTAAGGTGTAGGTACATTCATATTATCGAAAACTACACGAATATAATAATTCTGTGCTCCGAACATATGTTCATGAATAGCATATCTGCTCATCAAACCAACAGAAGGTTGGAATGAATCTTCATATGTAGCTTTACTTACCATTAATTGAATATATGGTAGATAAACAATACCAGTATCATATGAACTTGATCCTTTAAAACCTACAACGATATCATCAATTGTAGCAAAAGTATCACGATAAACCATCATACGACCATCAAGGGAACCTACTTTAGCAACACCTGTTGTGCTTGTATCAATATCTTCATTGATAGGCCAAACAGTAAATGCGGATGTGGCTTCAAGTGCAGCACACATAGTTGGAGCTGCGATAGCCCAGTTACCAGCACCTCTACGAGTATCAATAGCGATTTGGTTAGATTTTCTAATCAAAAGGTTATAAATATTTCTATATTTTTCAGCTTCCCAACGACCATCAAGATCTGTTTGGTAATCTACTGATTGTGAAGATGGGTTAAGATCTGCGGCACCTTTGATTTTAGCAATCAATTCACGATCAATTTCAGCTGTAATTTCATAAGCCAAAACATCCATCATTTCTTCTTCAAGATTAAGACCGTGCATTGCTTTCAAATCTTGTGCAACTTCAACAGACCATCTTGATTTTAGTTTTCTAGTACCGGCTTCAACTTGTGCTTTTTCAATTGTCATTGACAATTCACGAATACCTTGTCCAGTACCGATTCCAAGACCACCAGTTACACCTGGAAATTCATTAGGTGGTGTACCAACATCAGGTACATCTTTAGAACCAAGTGCTTCACCATCTTCTCTTGTAAATGCTGCAGATGCAGATGGATTACCAGAGTAATAAGGATCAATAGTATTATAACCTACTTCTGTTCCTCTTGTACCTGCATAACTTTGATCTGCTCTATATCTAAGTGCAAATGCAAGACCAACTGGAGCTGTAAGTGGTTGAACACCAACAACTTCATGAGCTAAAAGGTTAGGAAATGTACGTCTAACCATTGGGATAGCAATTTTATAAAAATCTGCATCACCTGTATTTTGGAAATTTACAGCACCTTGTGGTTCATCACCTGTTGGGGACCATGTAGTTCCTTCCACCAACATTGAACTAGTCATATTTCCTTTTGAAATATAAGCAAGTTCATTTTCAAGCATAATAGCTGTTGTTTTTTCAACATGCTTGTTTTTAATTGGAGATCCTTTTTTAAGATAATCGCCCCAATTCTCAATTAATTTGTTAACATTTATTTGTTCCATTATTTATTTTCTCCTATTAATCAGATTTTAATGAATTTAACCATATAGTCTTATAAGTACTCCATGGACTTTTTGATTCATCTAATATATCTGATTTACTTTTTGATGATTCTTTAACATCCTTTTTGTCTTCACCTTTTTTCATTTTGGCTCCACATTCGGGACATTTCATATCATCACCTTCTTTTACGGTTTCTTTATTTCCACATTCGGGACAAACAGCTTCAAATGTTTTACCATCTTCATCACCATTATCTTTACCACTATCATCATCTTCATCATCATCTTCATTCAAGATATTAAGAGATTCTACAATAGTTTCATATTTCTTATCAATATTTTCTTTTATAATTTCATCACCAATAAGATCTATAACTTTTTTCTTTTGTGATTCTGTTAGTCCGTCACATTTTTGTCGAATATAAAGTTGTGCAGCCATTTCAGAAGCATCTTGTTCTAATTCAAGAATGTTTCCTGTACTTTCATCAACTTTATCTCTAAGTGTAATAATTTCTTCTTTAGCTTCAGATAACATTTCTGTTACTTCATCGGAAATCATACCTTCATCAATGGCAAGTCTTACTTTGAATTGTTCAATCAAATCTTCATATAATTCACCAAGTTTGGCATATTTTATGACATTTTCAGGAATTACCATTTCTTCATCTAATACATTATCTACAAAATTAGAAAATTTAGATGTTACACCATCTTTGTATGTATTAAATTTATTTTCATATTCTTCTACTAACTCTTGTTTCTTTTCTTCAACAAGAGCTTCTACCTTACTCTCAGCAATATCTTGAGCTTTCAATTCGATTACTGTCTGTAAGGTTTCCTTTAATTCGTTTTGCTTTGATTCATCAAGTTTCTCGATGCCAAGCATTTCAAAAATTTTATCCATATTATTGAAACCTCTCTCAAATATTTTGTAAAGTTTTTGTATGGATTACTTTACTAACCCTATTTCTTTAATTATATTTATGATTTTAATAATTATTAAAATATAACTAAAATATTTCCCCAAATACTAATAAAATTAAAGGTTCTTAATAATATCTTGTATCATCTTTTTTTGATATTCAAATAATCTGTCTTGTGCTTCATTAATAGATATTTCACCATCAGGTAAACAAAATGTTTTACCTTCTAAAATACCATTGATGAACCTACTTCCAGGATTACTTGCATCACTAACGGCATCAATAGTTATTAGATTATAATCATCATTAACATTACCTGATTCATTAACAGTTCCCAATCCTCTTGTACTAACACCAATATTACCTTCTTTTACTAATGTTTTTAGTATATGACCTTTAGGTGTATCAAGAATTTTGGCTTTACCATATACATCATTACCTTTCCATTCTAAACTTTCAATAATCATTGCAACATTATTTAAGTTTATTTCTGAATTATCAGGATGACCTAGTTCTCCCCATGAAGATTTAGTGTCAATTTTTTCATTTTTAAATTTATCTATTTCTCTTTCAAGAATTGATTTTTTATATATTCTACCATTTGCATTTTTTGTTTCTGCAGATGCAAAAATACCAACCATATATGGAATTTTTGATTTACTTTCCCATAATTCAATTTGGTTGAAAGTTTCAGTTATAAGATTTAGTTGTTTCATAATACTCCTTTATTCATCTTGATCTTCATTATCCTTATTGTCATCAGGATCATTATTGATACCTTCAACAGGATTCTTTTCTAAGGATAATTTGTTTTTAAGATGATCATTAACAGCATGTTTTATTTGATCCCTTAAAATATCCTCAGAATCAGCAAACTTATCATCTACAAATTTATCAAAAGCATCTACAATTTTATCATTATCCATTTTTATTCTCCTTTCTTATGTAATTCTATTTATATTTATATAAACCTATACGATATATTAAAACTCGTCCTTTGGTAGATATTTTTTATCATCTTTAAAACTATCTGAATTGGCTTTTATTGTTTCTTCATCATATTTTAAATACTCTTTCATTAAGAATATTTTACTGAACTCAGGATTGTTTGATAAATTAGAATAATTACTCATTCTTGTCTCTAATAATGCCTGATTCATTTGATCTTTATATTCATTTGGTGGTGTCATTACTACATTTAGATCATTTATAGTAAGATTATATTCTTTCTTTAATCCTTTAAACTCTAAATGAACTAAGAATATTTCTGTGAATATCTGACAAAATTTTTGTTGATGTCTTTCAAGAAATTTGGCCCATCGTATTTCATCAATAGTTATTTCAGAAGTATTAGAACCCATAAATAATGTATCATTTGGTCTTCTTTCTTCTGAATTTATGACTCTTGACATAGGATATTTTAATGCAATATATAATTTTCTTGCAAAATAATATAAATCATCAAGTTCTGAGAATCCAGATGGATTACCACCAACAGAACTAATACTTGAACCTCTACCATCAGATGATTGTGGTAGAAAATAGTTTTCAATTAAACTGGTAATATTAGGTTGGTTTTTAAGTGTTCCTGATTGTGAATCAAATTCTACTTTCTGAGACAATTTCTTTTTAATCTTTTCAACAAATTTCATTGCTTTGTCTCTTGGCATAGCACCTGTATCAATATTAAATACAAGACGTTCAGGAGATCTTACAATTCTATAAATGATAATACTTGTTTCTATAAGTTTAAGTTGATTGAAAGGTTGTTTACTCTTTTCAAGATAACCTATAACATTCTTTTTACTTCCAGCAAAAATACCATAATTAATATAGCTAATTTGTTCAGGATAAAAAACTATAATATCTTCATCGGACTCTGCTTCTTCAATAGAATTAGGTTCTTTAATATTAGGCTTTTTATATTGAAAAAATGCTTCTACTTCTCCAGTTTTTTTACTTATTCTATAATCAATAGTTTCTGTTGGTAATTTCTTTAATTTTAAAATACCTTGAGAAGGCTTAACTTTATTAATTACTTTTTCTAAAAATAATTCAGCATCAATATAATATGTTCTGATATAATCAATGATATTATCATTAATTCTTAAATTTTTATGAAACAATTCATCAAACTGTTCCATAATGTTTTTCATTATATTTTTATTTTCTTTTATTTCAGTATTAATTATTTCAAGATTTAATATTTTTCCTTCTTGATCTTCTTGAGTTGATTCAATACAAATATCTTCTATAACAGAGGATATTTCGGGCATATCAGCCATTATTCTATAATTTGAAACTTTAACTCTTTTAGTATTGAAAGCAACATTAATATAATTATTGTAGAAATTATTAAATGTAGATACAGTTTCTTTGCCATAACCAACATCATATATATCATCAAAACCTTCACCTCTGGTATTTTCGATATATTTATCCGATACACCGGATTTACCTTTGTTTTTAAAAGATTTTGTTGATTCTGTTAATATTTCTTTTTTCTTAAAAAAATTAAACATATTATTATCTTTTTATCTTATGATTTTTACTTTATGTAAACTTATAGATCCTGTACGAGTACCACCATTTGCACCTGTTCTCATTATAGATGTATATTTTGTGCTTATCCAATCATTATAACTATTATCAGAGGCTTTATCTAACCACCATGTACTATCTATACTATCACCTTGATACCCATGAAATTTACATAATGCATTAAAAATATTATCATACATAATAAAAAATTCAGCATAATCTGTGATAGAATCACTTATATTATTAAATGCACCAGGATACCATAAAAATACTTTTTCTATAGGTACAAAATTTTCTATAGGTATATTAAAATCGTTTGCTGTTCCAGTATTTGCTGTTAATACCACAATAGAATCATAATATAGAAACTCTATTGTGTTATCATAATGTATAAAAGGTACTATTTCACTATTAGAATCTGTTCTAACAAAACCCAACCATCGTTTATAATTAACAGTAAGATCTGAACCATCTACATATGTACTAACCATAGGTGATACTGTTTCACCTGTTTTAGTAATAAATATATTATATATTGTGTCAGCTGTGGTTGTTATTGTTAATGGAATATCATTATCTAATACTATATTATTAATATTTAATTCATCCATACATGATCCTTTTGATATTATAATAGTATCATCGGGGTTAGTTGGTGATAATTTAAGATTATATCCAAATATATTGTTTGTTGTTAATAATCCATTAGGTAATTCCATATTTGTATTACAATCACATGAACTAAAGTATTCTTTTGCATTACTCATTATTTTTTCCTTTTAATATTTAATACAGAAATTAATCAAAGTACATTCAGGTTGATTAACTCCAGTATGATTATTTATAGTATATCCTCTACTTCCTGATGATGCATTATGAGAATGTGTACTTCCTGCTGATTCAAGATTACCATGACTATTTGAAAATAATGCATGTCTTATAGCACCAGTCCCATCAACAATAGAAGCTGACATTTTTATATTATGTGCATGAGCACCAGTTTGACTAACAGATACACTATGTGAATGGTTGGATGCTAAATGTGTATGTACCCCAACACTTTCAGGTTCTGTATCTAATGTATGATTACCTTTACTATTTTTAGCAAAATTTACATCAGGAACATTAAATGTTTGTCCTGCAGATGCACCAAGTAAAGATCCAAGATCTGGATAATCATTATAATTATATTGAGATCCATCACATATTAAATATCCAGTAGGTGGTATATTGTGAGGCCACATTATAATTTCACCTACTTCTGATGAAGACATAATACTAGCATTTGAACAAACACTATCTACATATTCTTTTGTTACTATATCTTGTCCAATAGATGGTGTATATCCTGTATCCATCAATACAGTTCCATCAGATATTAAAAAATCGGCTGCCATTTGTTTCTCCTTGTCTTTATGTTTTAATACAGAAATTTATCAAAATACATTCAGGTTGATTAACCCCTGTATAATTACTTATAGAAACAGTAAAATTGTTTATTGATCCTGTATGTGTATGAGTTCCACCAGATTCACCTGAACCATCACTTGTATAATTAGATGATCTACCAGCATTATATCCAGCATTTTCATCATTACCAGCATTAAATACATGAATATGTGATCCACCAGATGCTATAGTAGGTGTATGATTATGTGAAACAGAAGTATGACCATGTGTACCAACATCTTCATTTTCAACTGTTAAAGTATTTGATCCTTTACTATTCTTAGCAAAATTAATATCAGGAACATTAAAAGATTGTCCTGTAGATGCTCCCAATAATGCACCCAAATCAGGATAATCATTATAGTTATATGTAGAACCATCACATATTAAATATCCTGCTGGTGGTGTATTGAAAGGCCACATCATAATTCTTCCTGGTATAGCTGCATCATTTGCTGATGTACCCGAACATGTAGAATCGACATATATTTTTGTTGCAATATCAAGATTATTGGATGTATTAAATCCTGTATCCATTGGTATAGAACCATCAGAAAGTAAAAAATCTGATGATCTAATACCTATATCTTTATTATTCATATTTTTCTCCATTTATGTTTTAATACAATAGTTTAATAGTGTACATTCTGGTTGATTTGGTCCAGTATCTGCATTTTGGTTTATTGTTGTACCAACAGAATTTGTACTACCAGTATGAGAATGGGCACCATCTGTTAATGTTGAACCATAAGTACCATCCCAAGTATTCCATCTTGCACCATCTATAGTATAATTTCCTACATCAGCTGTACCCATATTTACTGAGTGTCCATGTGAACTTCCTGTTGAACCAATAGTCAATGCATGATTATGACCAACGGAAGTATGTCCATGTGTACCAACATCAGCATTTTCAACTGTTAGAGTATTTGATCCTTTACTATT